TTGGCGATATTGTTGGGCCACTCAAATTGATTTTGTTTAATTTATTGTTCATTTTAGTGGTTTAGTTAAAAAGTTGATTAAATACACGATCCTTCAAAGTTTCCTCACGCTTGGCACCCAACTTGAAAATCAACTTGGAATCCTTCATGTTTGCTTCGGGGTTGTGCAATGTGTGTGGTGCTGGTTCAGTTGCCAATCTCTCGGTCAATTCTTTGTTCTCGGCACTCAATGCGATTTTCTCGCCTTCCAATGCTGACAAACGGGCTTCAAACTTGGCTTCCAATTCTGACATCTGTTTGCTGAAATAAGATTCTTCCATTTCGGTTTTGCTTTTTACTACTTTCTTTGCCATTGGCATTGCCTCGGCGATTTCGTCCTTCATCGGCATATCCTCGGCTTCGATGATTTCTTCTTCCTCGGGGGCTTCTTCCTCCTTAGTTGCGATTTCAACGATTGTACCATTTGCATCCACGGTCATTACATTTCCGTTTTCCAATGCAAATTCACCTTCTGGTGTTGGGATGTTACCATCGGGAGTAACGATAAATACCGCTTCACCCACGGCGAAATTGTCTGATTCAAATGTGGCTTGACCATCCTCGGTCTTAACTTGTGCCAAATCAACCACAATCGCTTCCTCGGGCTTTAATCCCAAAGTTTGCAATACGCGGTTTAATGTTTCGGTTGCGTTCATATCTAAAATACTTTAATTGTTTATATTGTTAGGTTTTTATAATGACTTGTAAGCATCAACGGCTTGTTGGGCCGTAATCATTGCCCTTAACAATTTTTGTTCTGCATCTTGCAATTTCTTAACTTCTGGGAACGAATTGGGATCAATGCCTAATTCTTTTGCACCTTTTACCAATCGAACCATTGATTTTTCAATCATACCTTTGATTGGGTTGCCATAATTCATTTGTTGTTCCAAATTTCCCGCTACCTTTTTGGCATTGTCAAAAATTGTATACAAAGATTCTTCCGCTTTGTTAATTGCTGCGGCTTGTTTTAACGCACTTTCCGTTTGTACTTTTACTTCATCAAGTAAACCCAATTCTATTTTAATTCCGTGTAGTTTCATATTCTTTTAGTATGTTAAGTATTTTATTTAATTTTTCATCATCGGTTTCAACCTTTGACAATGGCATTGACCTATCCGCAAAATAACCTTCAATGCTAAATCCTTTAACACGACCCGTTTTAACATAATCGTTCCAAATCTCATCGTTGGTAACCTTTAATGACCCCATCCAAGTTCCAATCGGATCGTTCATACCATAGATGGCCGACTTGTCTTTTTCCATGTCTTCCTTAATCCAAGATTCCACCATACAAATACCTTGCAACGCCATGTCGTGTTCCAATGTGGCTTTGCCTTGGTTACCCTTCATCAAAAACATTTGCGATGCCCGTGATACCGTGTTCTTTGAAAAGTAGACATAAAATTCTTGCATCTCGCCATTCATCACTTGTTTGCGGTAAATGGGTTTGTCGGGAATTAATACTGGCCCCATCAAAATGCGTTTTTCTGCATCTACTTGGGCAAACTTTATTTCATGGGATTTCAATGCAATGAAATTGGATTCAATGGCGGGGGCTTCCACGATGCTTATCGCATCAATGCCACTTGCCAATTGTTGGTCATCCAATATCAATTCAACGATTCTCATTAGAAACCGATGTTAACGGATTTTAATTGTGCCATGGCCTTATCCGCACGGGCAATATCTTTTGTGAATGTGCTAATCCAATTTGAAAACGCTTTAATTGTGCGGTCATCACCCAAAATCTTTGCTGAATCCAAACCCTTTTTTGCCTTGGCCAAACCATCTAAATTTAATTTTTTAGATTGTTCCAAACGATCCATTGCGTTTGATACTTCTTTTTGAATTACCAACAATGTACCCGCTTCCATGTTTGCGTTTACAAGGTCATCTAAAAGTCCTAATTCAACTTTCAAAGGGTTAACGGCATTTGATGCCATGAATTTATGGAATGAGTTATTCATATCTTATAAAACTAATTATCCTGGGAATGTTGCATTTGTTTGAATCCGTCTGTCCAACGCTTGTTGTGAACTCATATCGTTTCCAACCACATACGCCTTTGCAGGTTTATTCAAACTTCTGTTCAAACTCGCCGACATTTGTGCGGATGGGTCTGCCGTGCCTCCGATGATTGAAACGCTTGGACCACTTGGAACCGATTGCCCCGCTTCGCTTTGACCTGGTACTTTAACCGATAAGATTTTTTTAACATTGATTAATCCCGTTGCGATAATCGCCGCCGCATTAATATACCCCAATGGTGGTGTCGCTGCACCCGCTTCCAATGCCTTGTTTGCACCCGAATAGGTGGCAATGATTGCACTCGCAACCGACAACGCTTTCCCCATTGCGGTTTCTTCACCCGCCAATTGTGAGAATGTAGCCAATGCGTTTGCCGTCGCATCCATTATGGCCATCTTCGCATCAAATGTCTTTTTGTCTAAATCCTTTTGCTTTTCCGCATTTTCTTTGGCAATGTCAAACTTCTTATTGGCCAAATCTTGTGCGGCCTTAATTTCTAAATCTGTGGTTGATAACTGAAACGACTTTTTACTGTCAATCATTTTCATCGTGCGTTCCGTTTCGATCCGTTCCAATTCCGCGTTCAATTCCTTCTGGTCCTCAATGGTTTTTAACGCCAACAACTTCTTTGCATCTTGTTCCGCATTGATACCATCTTCCGCCAATTTGATGCGGTTATCCAATGCCTCTTTATTTGCTTGTTCTGTGGCTTTTAACGCATCTTCAACCGCCTTTGCTGCTTCCTTTTCACTTGCCGTTTTTTGGTTGTTCAAACTCTCAATTGATTTGACAACTTTCCGTTTCCGCATAATGCTTTCCGCTTCCAAGTCATTGACCCGTGCAATGGCTTCCGCTTCTTTGGATAACGCTTCATCACTGGCATCGCTTAATTTGTTACGGGCTGAAATTGCATTTGCCTTGGCCTTTGCCAATTTCAATTCCTTCGCTGCCAATTCTTCTTCCGAAACTGCAACCTTTTTTAACGCCTCGATACGACTTTCAAATGTGGCCGTGTCATCTTCCATCTGTAATCTTGCCGTTGCTAATTGCTTGGCTTGTTTACTGCGTTCAATTCTTAATGCCCGTTCACCATCTTCAACACCTTGTAATATCTTTTCAATCTTTGCCGCCTGGTTTGCTGCCGCTACCGCTTCCGCACCTAATTTATTAATTGCATCAATACCCGCAGATACTTTGTCGGTAATGTCCTCAACCCCCAATGCAACCTTTGCTGTTGCATCCACGGCAACCTTTCCCGCTTCTGAAAATTCACCCTCAAATAATAAACTGATTGCTTTTCCCAATGCGGGTAATAACTCCATCAACCCTTCAAAACGATTGATAATGTTTTCTTTTAACATATCCGCAAAATCACTTAATGCCTTTTGTGGATTTTCAAACAAACCAATTAACCCTTCCGCAACTTTGGCAACTGCATTCATTACCACCTCAAACGCTGCACCCAATCCCGCCAATCCTTGATCCAATTTATCTGCACCCTCGTTTGTTGATGTGAACGCCTTGTATAACAATGTGATTGCCCCCACCAATGCAGCGATAACCGCACCAATTGGGTTTGCCACTAACGCCCACATTTGTTTTCCCAATCCACCCATCGCGTTTGCAGCGTTGCCAATTGGACCTGGCAATGAACCAAACTTTTGTGCTACACCTTCAATTTTTCCACCTTCACCAATTACCCCCTCCATCGAGGATTGCAATCCGTTTAGATTTTTGGTTGCATCGTTGGTGTTAACCTTGACATTGTAATTTATTTCTTCGGCCATGACTTGATTGCTCTTTTAATTTGTTGTTTGCCTTGTTTCCAAGTTTGAATATATTGTTGCCTTCCTTTGGCCGTTTCCACGATGTCCGATACCCCATACCATTCTTGGGCTTGTGCTAATTTTATAATGAGTAATATCATTTTTTAAGTATTAAGAAGTTTGCGTTGGTTACATAAATTGTGCGACTTCCTCCCGTTCTTGGTTTCCATGCCAATGTCACTTCATCAGTTGTTGATAAATTTAAGATGGTACTAAAATTTACTATACCATAATCCGAAGCGATAGCCCCATACCCCGTTGTTTGAATCCCGTTTACCAAAATTGCCACCGTGCTATGATGGTTTCCCGATTGTTCAATTTCCACCATTGCAGTAAACTTGTATTGACCGCCATCTGTACAAATGTATTTAGATGGTGACAAAGTTGCCGTGATGTTTTGTACATAACCGATTGATACTTGGCTTTCCAATGGGATGTTTAACCATATTGTTGCATCCGTAGTTAACGGGCCACTCAATGAACTCCGATACATCGTGATTTGGTTGAATTGTACAATGGCTTGTAAACTTTCGACTTGTTGTGATAAATCACTCACAGTATTTTGATTGTATGTCGTGTCCTGGTTCGTGTCCAAATAATCTTGTGTTCCAAAACGATACGAATTCATGATACCCTTTGCAACGGGGTAATCGTTCAAATATGATTTGCCATTGACATTAACCACCACATCGGTGAACACGGGTTTTTGCCCCGTGGTTGTGAACGACATAATATCCACATTTGGGTAAGTGATTAATTCAAGGTTTGCAACCTCGGTCAACATATCGTACTTAACCGATTGCACTTTGTAGTAATTACCACTTATGGCGATGGTGTCATTCAATTCAAAGTTCAACCATTCACCCACGGGTACGATTCCCGTCATTTTAACCAACCTTGATTGCGTTGAATACATACGGGATAGGTATTCGTTCCAATACATCAAATACAATGTGTTTACGGGGGCATCACCACGCACCGAATACTCCAACCCAAACGCAACTGAATAACTTGATGTTACTGTGGGATAAGCCGAATATGATGTCATTAATGGTAACACATATTGGTTCACTGGTGTACCATTGTTGTTAAAATAATATGGATCGGATATCGATTGCTTACCGCCATAATAAAACAATGTTAAATCTTGTTGCACCGCCTTGTTATCCTTATCCATAAACCTCGGAATGTTCAATTCGGTTGACCTTACTTTTTGATTGTTGGCGTTGGTTTCATCTAATGTTTGAGGGCATATCACATTGAAGGGGGTTTCCAACACAAAAGTATCTGTTGGGTAATCAATTTCGGGTGCAAATGATATTGATCCAAATTCACGGCGATTGATGTTTCGGTAGTATTCATTGGCCAAACACTCCGATTCTTTGTGTGTCATTGACACGATGCTTGGAATGGGTAATTTGGTATGCTCAATATCCTTCGTGTCGATAAATTGTGACCAATTCTTTGTCGTTCCCAACGCATACCAATCTTGCAAATTGTGTATTTCAATCGTGTTTGAACTTGTTGGAATCAAAATGCAGTTAAAAGATTTTATCACGCCATTCACAAAATCTTTAATTTTCATTTGTGGCATGGCATCCTTCATATCAATTGTGTTGCCGTTGATTCCCTGGGGGGCAACTGTACATTCAAATGACATGGTGAATGGTGTTGAAACATTGGCGGTCGTGGTTCTATACCCATACGATACTTGGTCACCACTTGTCAACACATAATCAAAATTCAAATAAGCGGGTGAAATAAAGGTATTGACATTCGTTGTAATCGTGCGACTTTTCATGACTCGGCCATTTAACATCACTACAAATGTGATAACTTGCCCCGCAACTGGTGAATTGAATTGCACATAAAACGACATTTCAAAACTATAATTACCTTTTCGATTTGCAGTATAAATACCCGATGCCAAATTATAATTCCCCGATGGGTTGGTGGCAACTGTTGGAAATATAATTGTCTGGTAATTTAAGTTCGCAGTTGTAAATTGTGTATAAGTGAATGTATTAACATACGCCGTTACCAATCCACTTGCAACATATTCGGGGTCGTATAATGGCCCCGCAGTTTGCATTGGTAAAATATACGCATCGTCCATTTCGGGTCGGTCTAAAAACGAACCACTTAATGTGTAATCCGCTTCTTCAAATACCGTTGTCAACATTGCCTTCAATCTTATTGCGGGGCGTAAATCATCCACTTCAACACCTTTTGGATTCCGTATGTTGCCATTAATTCCCGATGCCGTTGAATACCTCCAATTTTGGTTGTAATCTGCAATGGGCCACAATATGTCACCATTCACCAATGTTTGATCCCACGATGATAAAATGTTTGTATAGTTTGCAGTATGGTCATACGCACTCCACATATCCCTATTCAATAACTTTTCACCCCATACATCCAATATCTTTTTGGTAGTTCCGTAAAATACGATGTTGTATAACTGTGGGATTCCGTCTTTGTACTTGCACCCAATAAATTCAACACGCCCATTGTAAACGGGAATTGAGTGAATGTAAAGTGTGGCATCTTTTCCTAAGTTTGGATTCCATCCGCCCAATACGATGTTCTCATCAAACCAATCCGCAAAGATTAGGTTGTTTGTGTCCGATGCTGGTATCTGAAACGATTGGGTGTAATCTGTCCAAATGGTGGATAAATCTTGTAGGTCTTTTAATTGCCTATTCAATTCAACACTTTCATCTTGAAATAAATCCACGGGCAACAACTCGTTGAACGCCCCGCCCAATGCCTCTAATTTTTCAATACAACATTGTTGGCCTTCTGTAAAACCACTCACCGCCCTGGTTGCCAACGCGGTCATGATTGGGGTGATGGTATCTTCAACCCCGTTGTCGATGGTCAATGAAAATCTTAACTCCATTATCGTACAATCTTGTTAATCTTTGGTTGACTGTATTCAAATTGTATGGTGTACTGAATCAAATTTTCGTTGATTTGCTTTTTCTTTTCCATTGCGGTGTCAACCACCCTCGCAGCCAACACGATGTTACCATCCAACATTAAAATGTTGTTTGAATAAAACACTTGTTCAATTGCATCAATGTCGGCTTCGCCTATCCAATCCGTGTTTACCATCATAGTCAATTTTGAGTTGACCAAATACGATGTGGTAATACCTACGCCATAACTCCAATCCTGGCCTAAACTCGCTTGTTTGAATATCGGTTGTGAATAAGTTTCCTTTTCAATTCCGTAATTATCACGGCTCAAAGCATTAAATAAATAAGAATCATACACCCCGTATTTATTCAGATACAACGCATCTTGTTGACCATACTTGTTTTGGCAATCAAACACCACGGGCATCACAACATCATCCCCCGTTTTTACAAATGTGATATTTGCGTTTGTACCCCATACCCCACCCGCCGTCATTAGTTGCTTAATTTCAATTCCTTGGATCAACTGCGATGAAGTGGTAATTGTGTTCGGGGTGACTGTCGCACTTCCACAAGTGATGGATGTAATGACACTTGCATCATACCATAAATACGCTTGGGGTGTTTGGGTTGTTAATGTCACTTGTGATTTGTCCGTATAGACATATTTAGCCCCGTATCCGACATTAAATCCATCTTGGGTGTATGTGTACCCTTGTGTGGCCAATATCGTGTTAGAAGTGATTTGTGCCGTTGATGTACTTGAATAAAATCCCTGGCAAGTTACCACCACTCGCATTGCACCTTCACCGATATTGGGTTTGTATGTACCCGTTAAAAAGTAATCACGCTTGATGTATTGGGTTACAATCTTGTGAACATCAATCCATCC